AGACTGTTTACTGCTTCTGCGCATTTTTCTTCATCAATGTCTCCGTATAAAGTGACAAGCTTTGGTGCTCGTATTTCGCTATCACCAGCCCCTGGCAAATTAAAAATAATTGGTGGATGCTCCATTGGAGCTTCAGTTTCCTCTTGCTCTGCAGGCGAGACTTCTTCTGGTGCCTCTGGCGCTTCTTCCTCTTGCTTCTTCTTTCTAGGCATGTGTTTGTGCTCCTTTATGATAAAAGCTATGACTTATCTTTCTCTCTCTTATCTAAATAGTTCATAGCCTGAAACCAGTTACTAAAATTCAACTTTCTACGCATCCCCGGAGTGCAATGATTAAGCAAAGTTTTTATGGAGTGTGTTCTCCAAAAAGTTATGAATAGTTCGTCCTTGGCTTTAATCTCTTGCAACTCTTCTTCTGACTTTGTTTCTGAATATGATTCTTGTGAAACTTTCATTGCTGCTGTAACATTTTGATCTGCATATCTCAACAAGCTTAATGTCTGAACTATCGCCTCCTCTAAAAAGAGGAAAGCGTAACTGTTTAAAAACACCCAAGAACCAATTTTATGTGCCATAACGCCAGAAAAAAACCAAAGGCCAGCGTTTAGAACTTCATTTTCGCCCATTTCAGCCTCGTCTATCGACTAACATAACACAAAACAAAAAGCCTGTCAAGAACTTTGACAGGCTTTTTGTTGAATTGAAAAGAAAAATATGCTCTTACTTTTTGGACATCTCTACTAGACGAGCGGCGACACGACGGGTGACCTCATTTAAAAAGTCTTCCTCGTTTACTTCGTCTTCTTCTAGAGAAATATTGGCCTCATCTAGCTCGTCGCCCATTTCGGGTCCGGGGGGCATTTCGGCCTCCACGTCATCGACGCCAGGCTCGGCATCCATATCCATCTCGGGCTCGTCCTCAGAGCCAACCGTTACAGGGTTGCCTGTAAGCTCCTCAACTTTTTCACCAATAGCCGTTAAAAGCTCTTCGGTTTCAGCGGGGCTGAGATCTAAAGCTGGTGCATCGTCGGCAACAACATCATCCATCTCTGCATCCATCGGAAGCTCGTCATCGACAGGGGCCTCTTCAGCTTCGGGCTCAAGGTCATCGCCAGGGGCGTCTAACTCATCTTCCTCAAAAACCGTCTCGTCCATGAAGTTTTCAGTCAAGGTGCCAATATTGGCCAACTTCATGAAACGACGGGTAGTGGTCTCTTTTAACAAGCGCTTTTTCATTTCCATTTCTCCTCGTTTATTTGAACGGAAAGTTCTATTCTTAAATAAATAGTTAATTTTAAATTAAAAAGACAATATTTTTATCAAGATACGGCTCGCAATAAAACGAATACTAAATATTCTTATTTTTGCAGCGTTTAGTCAGCTTAGAAATAGCAGCATCCTCTATTTGTTTAATCCTGACAAAGCTAAGTCCCAAGCGGTCTGCAACATCTCTCAAGCTCATCTGTCCATTTCTGTTTACAGACTCGCAGACGCAATTTAATTCATCTTTATAATCTATCCACATTCTGCAAGATTTGTTTTTACACGGGCTTTTATTTTCCCTACACTCTTTTAAACATTTCATAAATCTGGGTGATCATCCTCTATTATATCAAATATATTTTCGATGTCTTCATTGCTAAGGCCGAATTGTCTTTCGACTTCTTTTCCTTTTGCAATTAAAGATCTACTTTTCTGCCTCTTGCGCTGTCCCTGAATTTGATTCTCTTCTTTATATTTATAAATGTAGTTAAGAATGCCCTCCTCCTTCTGAAGGTACCCGGAGACAATAGCTCTAAAGAACTCGGACTGTTTCAGGCCATCGTATTTTAATCTTATTTTTAGATCGGCTTGATTTTTTTCCGAGTCGTAGAAAATTATCTTTTTTTTAACCTCACTCACTTATCTCTCCTTAAAATATGAGTAAAGCTTTCATTTTGGCCTGCCGAGGTTTGTTTAATAAATTTCGCCTTAGACCTCAGTTCGGATAAGGTGCGAGCACCACTATAAGAGAGGCCGCTACATACACCACCTCGTATATCATCTAGCATGATATGTACAGGGCCTTTATACGGAATTGTAGTCGAGACTCCCTCCGGGGTAGATGACCGACCACGCCAATCTTTTTGGGCTGCATTGGAAGCCATTCCGCGATAAACCTTATACTGCTTTCCCTCTGCTCCAACAAATACTTCTCCGGGAGTCTCTTTTGTGCCGGCGAGCATGGACCCCACCATAACAAAGTCTGCTCCTGCAGCAAGAGCCTTGACCATATCTCCGGTAGTCTTAATGCCTCCATCCGCAATTATCTTTGTGTCGTATTCAGATCTAGAACACTCCAGCACGCTTTGAAAGGTTGGGATGCCATGGCCACTAACCAGACGTGTTGAGCAGATGCTTCCGCCGCCAATGCCAACTCTAATAGAATCAGCGCCCCAGCGCGACAGGGCGTCGAAGGCTTCGAGCGTGGCAACATTCCCAGCCATTATATGTATTTCGCTGCCAAACACTTCACGCAATCTTGCTAGGGCGTTTTTCATGAGTGTGTGATGACCATGAGCAACATCAACGCAGAGCACCTTCGCTCCAGCATCGCTTAGGGCACAGGCTCTTTCTTCAAAATCTCCGGATACGCCAATAGCTGCTCCAACGGTACCTTTGCTGTTTCTTACTATTTCTACTTGTTCTGCTATAGTATTGTATCTGTGAACTATTCCTAGACCTCCGTATACAGCCATAGCGCCGGCCATCTCTGTTTCTGTTACCGTGTCCATCGGGCTCGAAATAACCGGTAGATCAAATTTTAATTCACCAGACAATTCTGCTGTGAGATCTACTGCTCGTCGGCTTTCAATGTCACTGTACTGAGGGACTAGTAGAACATCATCAAACGATAGCGCTTCTCTTATTGGAGAAGACGAGTTATATATTAAATCTTTCATTTCTTCCCTCACATGCAGATTGTGTATGCATTTATAAATGTTTGCAGCAAACAAGTAATGCTGCCCGACACGCTAACAGTCATCTTCTTCTCCTTGTAGTGACGACAAGTATCTTTCAAGATACCAAATTGCTTTTTTTATATCTTCCGTCGGATTTCCCTTATGGTTATGCCTGCAAATATATTTTATTGCGTTGCCACAATGAAAGCCCATATCCCAATCTTCAATTACGTCGATCGCCTCGTGATTACCGCTGTTATAATGATCGGGATGATCAACTGTTTCTTTACTTTCTCTCACACACTCCTCGCATGTTTCAGTATATTTGGCGCCGTAGCATCTCTTTAGCTTGTTTTGGTGTTCCTCGCAAAGCGGCATCAATACTTTACCCATTTCAGTTCTTAACCACACCTATGATCCCATGATTCTTATTTCGCTAGACATCTTAGGCATCCGAGAAAGAGTCTTCTCTTTTGCATCAGTTGACCCCAGAGCACCGTCACCTCGATCAGAGATTGTAATAGCGTCCTCATACAATGATCCATCTTGCTTTTCTATTGCCCGGAAGTGTACTACCGGCACTAAGACAACCTGTGCAATCTTTTCTCCGGGAAGCACATCGATATCTGATAAACCAATATTGTGAAGATCAATAAAGACTTCTCCGTCATACCCACTGTCAATACAATGTGCGCCGACGACAAGAGATCTTTTTGCAGCCATCCCGGAGCGATTCATAACTTGTAACATATATCCGTGCGGAACGCCAAACTTTAAACCCGTCTGGAATAATTTGTTTTCGCCCTTCTTTAGGCTTATCGTCTCTTTGTCTGCGGGACAAAAATATACATCTAATCCAGCATCGCTAGGGTTTGCTCTCGTAGGAGTTTTAGCGTTTTTCCTGGTCTTCATAAATTCAAGAATCATTCTCAGTCTCCATTCTTATTAGTTCTCGTAAATGCTCGGCTGGTCGAAGCATATCTATCTTTGTGCCAAACTCTTCTATTGTTGTCCACCCAATCTTGGGATCGTTCAGGCCGCCTCGCTTGCGGAGCACATTGTCCAATTTGATTAGAATAGCTTCATCTATTTTATCTTGACAAACTTCCTTGACCTGTTTCCAGTGCTCCAAGCCTGCATAAGTCTTCGTGCCCCACAGCAACTTTTCTTTTTGCTTTTTAAGCCAAGGTCCTAGTTGCTCCCCATGAACATAGTAGTGCTCGCCTGTAAACTTAAAACCTTCTTCGGTCTTCTGGTACTGGGAAAAGACCCAATGAACACTTCTATATTCGTCTAATTTTGAAAGCGTCACATTCCTTGCTGTAGAGACCTGCTTCTTTACTATATCTGAGGTCTTTAGTTCAATCTCATGCTTTACTCCCTCAATCTCCACCGTAGCATCTGGGATGTATTTATTTGATCGGCCCTGCAAGGGGGATAACTCAAATAAATCAATTTGAGCATTTTCCCTAGCGTCGTCTTGTGTTGTTCTAATCATGTTAAGCTCCGTAAATCATATCATCGGTTACTATATTTGTCAATAAAATTATCATGGGGTGGCCATTTTCTTTCCGTAATCTTCGATAACTTTTTGAGCAGTGCCCCAGCATTCGGGACAATATAGATTAACCTTTTGCTGCTCTTCTCTTACGACAACAAACCAACTCTGCAC